CCATTGAAAACCTAAATTTCGTTGCGCCTTAATAAACAAGTTAAGCGCTTCAAAATTAGGCGGTATCATCGCCATCTACAGTCTCACGACCCCAAGCAATTGATTTGTCTTGTAGCGGTGCGACCCAATCAAAAAATGTATCAGTTCCAGATAAGTTTTTACTGACGCGTACTGACTTGTGGCTTTCGCTTGTGTATCTTCGGTTAGCCGGTCGTTCTAAGGTTATAAGTCTACTCTCAACAGTAAGCTCTATAGTAGAACTATCAGCCGCGTCCGTAATGGTCATAGTATCCATATAACCTGAAAAGACCTCAACAGTGTCGGAAACTCCTTTGACACCCCAGTGTATTTTTACTAATCGACCCTGATAATGTTCTGTCAAAGCATAAGTGAGTATGCCGCTATCCAAACCAGTCAGAGAAAGTTTAGTGCCGCGCGCACTCAAATCAGACGCCTCTTCTAGTCCCTCTATATTGAGTAAATTACCTGTCCCTGTGTAGGTTGTACCGCCAATAGTCTTGTCGCCGTAACCGGTCCAGAGATATAAAGGTGAAGTATCAAAATTTAAATCTACCGCATAAAACGGCTCTATCTCGTTATTACTAAGCGCAGTGAGTAGGGCAGAAGGAACGACGCGACTCATACGACCTCCGCAGCTCCAAAAGAAATACCATACACGGCTAACTGATTTACACTGTAAGCAGTCTCGTTACTAACTAATCTAAATAAACCTTGCGCGCTTGTAAGATCTGCACTCACCCCAGAGCGCGTTTTTCTTAAAGCCGGCCATATTTCCAGATCGGCTGCTGATCCCGTACCAGTAAAATCCACCAATACTTTATGCAATGTGCTATCTGAGCCTGTACCTAAACTAAAAAAATCACCGGCTTTTAAGGTTTGACCGTTAGTCGCAGTCGCTGCAACCGTTTCATCACCGGCACTACCCGAAATAGAAACCGCAGTAGCTGAGCCTCGAATAGAGTTACTTATCGGATCGCTCAGCAAAAACGTACCATGCCGACCGCGCAAAGAAAGTAACCAGGCGACCCAAGTCTCTGCATCATCGCGTCGCATAGGTTTAAGAGTAATGTCTATTTGCCATTGTTGACCTGAATACGTGTGCGTCTGTCCCGCAAACGTAAACGGAGACTGACTGTAAGCAACCGCGTTGACCGCCCTAAACTCAACAGACCTAATTGTTGTCTGGTTAGGCAAGCTAAGAGGGTAGGTTATCGCCATTAGCTAAACGCCCTTCCATAAGATCCACCGCGTCTTTTGCTATCCGCTACGGCTGCTTTTGCCGTTTCCGCTATTTGGGGAAGCAATGTTTTTATTTCATTTCTAACGGTTTGTTGTACGCCAGTAGTTATATTTATGGTCTGATTTACGGTAACACCGTCTCCACCACCGAGCGCCGCTTTAGACTGTGGAACGGATAATATTCGTCCGGCAGTTGAGGGTACAAATACTTCTCTGCCATGCTCACCCACGACCGTAGGTTGACCGGCATAAATTGCACCACCGGCAGCATTATTTGTACCGGCGACGGGAGGGCCGCCACCGCTTGTAACTCCGACGAAACCCATCGCGGCGTTCACGAGGCGCTGCACCACTAAAACGCGGTATAACTCACGGATAATAGTCTGTGCCGAGGATCTTAATACGTCCTTAAAAGAACTCGCGCCCTCTAGGGCAGCCATAAATGTATCTTCAAACGCACCCTCTAGGGTGTCTGCTATAGTATGTACGTCTTTTAAATCGCCGCCTAACTTAACCACAGCACCACTTAATTTCTTGACACCGTCTTTATTATCTTCACCAATCGGCATTTCTATTACTAGTGGGTTTGTAGGTGGATTAATTATATCTTTAAGTATATTTATTTGTTTTCTTAATCTTTCAAAACGCTCAAGTTCTACTTTCATAGTGTCCTTTAAAATTTTGATTTGCTGCTGTCGCCGCATAATCATAACTTCCGACCCCATACGTTCTACGACGTCAAGGCTCTCTTCTAACCTTCGTAAACTGCTATTCATGCTAGCTAACTTATTCATAGACTTATCCATGTCTTTAGTCAGATCAGCTAGTTTACTTTTATCAGTTTCAACTTGGAATATTTCGGCAAACCCTAAAGCTACAGTCATAAAAAACTTGTCTGCCGCAGTAGTCATTTTAGTCATAATCTCTTCAAACTCTAGCCGCAGATCAGCCGCGTCAGAAACTAAGTCAGCGCTTAAAACTAAACCTAAATTATCCGCTTTTAACGCAAGCTCATCCATCGCCTTACCGTTATTTTCTAGTAAAGGTGTTAAAACGGTTGCATCATTTGCAAGTGCTTCCATAAAGAACGTAAGTTGCTGCTGATTAACTCCGGCTTTCTCTAAGGTCTTTACATACAACCCAAGAGCCTCATCGGAACTTAGACCGCGAAACGCATCGGCTGTGATTCCGACCTTGGGTGCAATCTGCTCGAAAAAATCTTGTAACGGTCCACCTCCTACGGCGAGAAAGTCCCCGAATTTATCGTTAACATCCTTCAAAATATCGGCTACTTTATCCTGTTCGACGCCCACCGTTTTTGCCGCAAATGCAAAACGTTGAAAGTCCTCCACACCTACACCGGCTAACGTAGATAGGTTAGTTAGCTCTTTAGCTAAACGTGTAGCGTTATCTATTGACCGCGTAAGACCGGCTGTGAATACACCCGCTGATAAAACGCCGCCGAACTTATTAAAAACCTCGGTAAGACCATTCATAGCTTTTGTAGTTTTACTAAGGTCTTTAGTGCTTTTTTTCCCAAATCGCTCAACACGTTTTGAAGCTCTATCCATCGCGCGGGTAAACTCTTTATCCCTCGCAGACAATATAACGTTTAACTCTTGTGCGCTGACTGCCATTTTTATCCGTACCTTGCCGCTAGCTCTTGCGCTTCCTCTAGGCTCGGCGCATTTCTGCCGGCCTTCTTAGGAGTGTGCGCTTCTTGCCAACCCTCAAACACTGTAAACGTGTCACGAGGAATTTGATTGCGTATCTCTTCTGGTTTTAAACCCGCGACTATTCCGTTTTTTATTAGCTGACGGACTTCAAGCTTTTTGGGCGTGGGCTCTTTGCTTTTTTTTTAGTTTCTGTGGCTTCAAATGCTTCTGGCATAAAGGCCACTCCAAGAACCGCCTGTGCTATTGAATAAAACTTTAATAACTCCGACGGACCGGCGTTTTCCACTATCCGGTCTGCTTCTTCATCTTTTTTGCCGCCACCCACTAAACCTAAAGCAACAAGGTCTTTAACCTCTTTGCTAGACGGTTTTGTAGTACGACCGAAAAAGCCGTCCCATACGTCGAATATACCGCGATGCGTATCTTCGAATCTTTCGATTTCGCGGTTACGCAATATTAGCACGTAAGAGGCATCACCAATCGTTTCGGTCATGCCCCCACGCGGAGCAACAGCAGTTATAGCCATTATGAAGCCGTAAAGGTAACAGCGCCGTTAGATTCCATAGCAGAGCTAAAAGTAACGCCACCCTCGGTTTCGCCTCCAAACTCTAAACTTGTAACTCTAAAAGCACCCGCGTATGTCCCAAAATCCGGGACGATTAGCTGAAAATTTGCAGAGCTATCTGAAGCCATCGCGACGGTATTTAGTCTCGCTTCTGCGGTCTCGTCTAAAAACACTCCATCTGCACTGAGGGACATTGATTTTAGACCGTTCAGACTTGCCGCGAATAATGCACCACCTGGAGTGCTAGCGTCCGGCGTCGTTACGTCGATTGCCGAGTTATTTATTGTAAGCGTCTTGCTGTTTACACCGGCGAGGACAGTGAACGTTTCTGACCCTGCACCGTCGCCAATTTTCAAGAGCATGGACCTTCCGAGTTGTTTTGCCATTTTCGTTTCCTTTCGTTAGGTTTGTTGCATCATTGCCGTAAATAATACCGACGCTTTATGGCCTCTATCGTCAGCAATTTTTGTCACGCTGTAACTTTCGCAGCGTAATTCGATTAGGTTAAAACCAGTCAAAGAGACGGCTGTTTCCTGTCTATGGAGTGCTAGTCGTACTGCCTCCGCTATTTGGGCGCACTCAACGCGTCCAGTAGTCTGCGAAAACGCCTCAACATTCATACTAACTTCGGCACTTATATCGCCGTCAGTATCGTCCGCACTGGGCGTTATATTCCCAAATCGTATAAACGGATACGTCGCAGGCACTGGTGGCTCGTCATATATCCGCGTCGAAACGATTGCAGTGGTCGCACTGTTGGCTGCTAAAGTTGCAAGCACACCTTTTTGTAGCTCCAAAGCGAAACTATTACTCATGCAAGACCTACTTCTTTAACTGCTTTACGGATTGCGCTTTTTACTCTGTTATTATGTTTTCGACCGATTATTATTTGTGTGCCGCGCATAAATTTTACTGGATCAGTATACCCACTAAATTTTTTACCAGTCTTTCGAGGATATCGACTTGAACGTGTATATCTTCGACCAAATTCGACTGAGAGAGCCTTTATTTGGCTTTCAGCGTCGGGTGGCGCAGCTTCAATTGAAGCAATAATTTCACCGCCCTCAGTTCTAGTTGCACGTTTTACTTCAACCTTTGTGTGTATTCCATCCCGAAGGTCGCCCTGGTCGACTGGAGCAAGTGTTTTTGCTATGCGTAACCCTTGCCGCAAAGAGAGCCTAATCGCTTTGAAAATATATTTTCTTTGTTTCGTCGGTAACTGTTTAAATGCTTTCTGCGTACCACGAAATTCTACCCTCACGCAGCGACGCCTTTTTCTAAAAGAAACTCAGTAATATCGTTTTTGTTATTTGGGCTAATAATCGATTTTATAGCCCATATAGTGTTTCGAGCAATGACCCTATCAGATAGCGTTACAGCTTTCACATTTGTATCGGTTCTGACTTTCATACGCGCTAGCGAAACATCTTCAAAAGCACCAGATTCGTCTTGCATAGACCCAAGACGCTCTACCAAATGAGCAAAACGCGATATAAGTTCAGACCAACTATCTTGCGTCACGTTTCCAAATGCGTCAGTTGTTGCAGCCATTCTTTGGAATGATACACGATCTCGATACATACCGGCTCTAGCCATACCAACTGTTTCTTTCCATATTTAACATAGCCTCAACGCCATAAGGCATGGTTTTACTATTAACCCCAATTAATTCACTTTCACGATTTTCGTAATGGTGAGCGACAAGCATTTTTAAGGCGTGTTTGACTGTAGCCGGCACAGATGCCGCAGTGTCGCCGTAGCCGATCACATAATTAATTTTGATTGCGTCTTCGCGGTTAAATACTACAGGCCACGTGTTTCCGTTTTTAGGATAAACAGTCACGTAACCTTTCGTGCCAATAACATAATAATTAGACAAAGTATCGGTCTGCAAAGTATTATTAGCGTCGTAATACTGAATTGACGATACACTTTGAACCGGTCCTAAACTTAAGCGAACAGTGCTTATATTTGGACTAAAACATTCTGACCAGGTTTGAGTTATTATTCCTTTGCCAAGCGAACCAGTTGCATCGACGTAAGCCATAGCGACGGTTATTAGATCACCAATCACTACGTCGTCGTCAGAATGCTCAACTCGCATATGCCTTTTTGCCTCTGCAATAGTTACTGGGATGATTGTCGGCGCAGTTACCAAACTTAATCGATGCTGAAGAGGCAGAGTCATTTTTTATTCCTTAACTGCGGTTTTTTTCTCAACAACTTCCTTAACGGCTTTCTCAACTTTTCTGACTTCAACGATTTCTGCAATACCACGCTCTACATAACGCTGAACCGCATCGGGATCGTTTATTTCAACTATGTCGCCGGCGTTATGACTAAAATCTATCCCCGCCATACTTTGCAATAATTTAACTTTCATTTTTAACCTCCTAAAAAGGGCAGGGTGGAGGTACACACCCTGCCGTTGTTTTTATGCTTGTGTAAGCTTTTTAATGGCGGCTGTATCGGTTAGAACGCCGTCAAAACGGATATAACCCAAGATGCCAAAATCAGGAGCAAATCGCTCTCTGGCTACATATAACGCCGGAGCGCCTACTTTTCTGACATAATACGCTGACATATCGCCAAATAGTACTGTCTTTTTAGCTGTAGCGATTTCATCCATATCCTGGTTAACTATTACTGGATAACCGAGAATATTTTGTGGTGTACCCACTTGGAAGTCGCCCATTTGCCACAAGTAGTTTCCTTGACCGTCTTTTAGCTTTCTTATCGCCTTAAGAGTGCTATCGTGCATCATTATCGCAGCGTTAGGTGTATCCCTATAAGCAGGGTCTACGCTATGAATAAGATCGATAATCTCGTCCGCAGTCAAAGCCGTCGCACTTGCCGCAGTTACACCCGCGCCGGCATTTGTCACAATACCTTCGACGTCTGAGCTGCCAGAACCAGTTGTCAGTTTTGCATTTGCGATGCGACCCATTCTTTCACCGAGCAACCTACCAAGTAGGGACTCCATGTTAAGAACGCTATCCGCATTCAACTCTGCGGACCATCTGACCCATTCAGTATTAAACGCAAATGCCCCAAGGCTTTTCTGAGAGAAGGTACTATCTTTTCCACCATCATCAGTCGGCTGCGTACCCTCAGTATGACTCTCGGCAGTTTTAGCTGTATCGTCTATCGTTGGGATGTTGAAAGTATTACCCGCCGTCGTATTGATAACGTTGAATAGTGGTGAGCTATACATAGGGCCAAAAGCTTTCATGCTCTCAACAATAAAGTTAGCTAGCTCTACTGGAACGGTAAAACCACCGGCACTATTTGTGCTACCTACTTGCACACGATATTCTTTCAATACTTGCCGTACTTCTGGATCTACATACGCGTCGCCGCCGTTTGCAATCATTTCTGCAAAAGCTTGTCGGTATTCCATAGTTTGACCGGCATCGACTGCAGGCGCGCTACGATCTTCTACATCTGGCACTTTTGATGTGTCTGGTTTGATAACCTGATCTAATGCTTTCTGTAATCTTTCCTCACGCAAGATACGATCTTTAATTTTATCGTGAGATTGCATAATTTTATCAAAATCAGACTCAATTTCCGCAGCTCGCTCTTCTGGAGTGTCGTCTACAATTTCGTCTAGTTT